GGGTATACCCCTTCCTCATACTCTTCGGGTTTTATTAAAGGGTCTTCAGCATTTTGAACAATACTTGAACCTTCATAGGTTTTGGCTACTTCCCTAAGTTCCTTGTTTTTTTCAAGGAGCTGACTAATCCTTCTTTCCGCCCTCGATTGTTTTTTGGGCTTTTCTTCTGGTTCTTCAGCAACAGGCTCTCCGCTCTGCTCACTAGGTTCTTCCAATTCATCTTGTACCAAACTATCTGACTTGACTTCTTCAGAACTTGGCGTTGGTTCTGGAGCTGTCTTTAGCTCTTCGTTTACCGCCTCTTTTTTGTCTTCGTCCATATTTAACTGACCTCTTAAAGTTGGGTCGACCACACTATTTAGACTTGCCTTGATTTTCTTTTATTTATCGCGAAATGTCAAATGTCTTTGAAAATTGGATTGTTTTCTTCGTCTACCCCTATTAGGAGTTTGTGTGTTCCTATATATGTTCCGTGAGGATATTCGCAAGATGTACATACTAACCACGCACCTTTTTGTCGCCAGGTGTGTTTAGATGTTTTGATTTTCTCTACCGCCTTTTCCCTGATTTGTGCTATGTCCTCTTCACTGTACTCAACTTCCGTCTTCAGCGGTTCTTTCTGTTTCCTCAACATATTCTATTATTGACCTTAAATATTTTTTTGCTACTAATGAAGCCATATATTTATAGCCAATCGTTGCTGGTGTGTCTACCTCTACCACATTCACATCTTCTAAGGATTTAATAGCATTCTCTATCGCCCTTTTAAGTATCTCCCAGCCCCTTTGTTTGGCTAGGTTCGTTATCTCTACATCGTCGTTACTTAATTCTTTCTCAAATTCCTCAACACTTTTATCAAACCCCATATTAAGTTCTACTGGTGATATTGGAAATTCGCTCATTGTCCTCTCAAACTATTCCATACTTGTGCAATTTGTGGGTCTTCAAAGTTCACTTGTCCCTGTGTGGCTACTCCTTGTGGTGGCATACCTTCTGGTGGCATACCCTGTTGCGCACCTTGCTGCATACCCATCTGGTCTACCCCTTCTATTTGTGCTTCTCTGATTATTTCATCTGGCTCACTTATTCCCGAAATAGCGACTAATCTATATATTAATTGCCCGAAATCTACTTCTTTATCCCCAATCTTAACTACGCCCTGCTGTGCAATTCGCTCTTGCGCTCCAGGTAATGTAGCTATTAACTGTACCAGTCCTGTTAACTCCTGCTTTTCTGCAAGTTCATTTTTACGGTATGTACTTCCTGCATCTACCGTGAATCTATACTTACCACTTTTTAAAGAATCGGGTTTGATATAAATACTCTCCCCATCTTCCTCTAGCATTTCTGCACACTCTGGGTACTTGTCAATTAAACCCTCTATCTCCTCTGCAAACATTGTTACATCTATAGGTGTTTCTTGTTTGCTTAATAAAATATCTATGAATAAATCATAAACTTGTTCGATTACCTTTTCTTGTAAGTGTCTATCATAGCTATCTCTGGCGTTTTGTCTTTCGTTTAAATAGTTAATAGCAGCGGGCGTTTTCCCAAGGCCGGGATCAACATTTGCACTTTCTGATGTGTTAGTTGTACCAGCCATATTAAGCAGTGATGCACTTAATGCTCCGTGTACCGAATTAAACCCTGCTAAACTCTGTGAAGTTACATTGTGTACCTGTATGCTATCCATATTCCCTTTGCTGTTGATTACCCACCTTGCCCCAGCTTCGTTTTTAATCGTACTCGGTACTACCTCGTCTAGCTTAATCTTTGTGGGAGGATATAAAGCCATAATTGCACTATCCAAAGCTATATTCCAGGTGCTATTAATGGCGTACTGTAATGATACCCCTCTCTCAAAATCCCCTAATCCTATAAATCTATCTAATAAAGGTATCGAATCTTTAACGACTATTGGCAATTTGCCATTCTTATGAGGGTTTTTTATCTTCCTTAATGGTTTTACATCAGGATAATCAGGTGCGAATGTTGTCCAAGTACCTTTCTCATACTTGTTAACTAACAGTATTTGTTTGTAATTGTCTTGTTCTTCCCTGTAATTGTGGTCTTCTTTTCGCTCTAAATACGACCTCTCTATATCATATGCCCTGCTATCGTCTTTAGACACTTCTATTAAATGGCTGATAGCTTTCTTGTCCCACGAACCACCCCTCTCTTTTAACCAGTTTTTACTCACCCTCGTTTTAACATACACATAATCGCAATCGGATATAAAAGTCTTATTCGGCTGAGGTACTATATCCCTAATCGGCACTAACCACATATCTGGTCCAGTATATGCCTCGCTGATTACATAATCACAAAGCACAGCCATTGAACCGTATACATGAGAATAAAGATTTTGCATTCTAAACTTAGTCAACAAATCCCCACCACTGTTAGCGTTAGGTTCTATATAATGCCTGATAACTAAATTAAGTAGTTCAGCCTTGCCTTTATCCGCTTTTGATAGCTCCAATACTTGCCCCGTTGCTAACTGGTTCATTACCCTTGCCGACCTCTCAAATATAATCGTGAATAACTTCGAGTCAAATACTTGAGATTTAGTTTGTTTGCTTTTGGAATCTAAATTCTTTGAGACCAACATTGCCTCATACTTGATAAACTGTTCCCTGATTGTTGAATAATAACTGTCTGCCCTTTTATATTCGTCTACTAGCTTATTAGTGTTCATAGTTAGTTGTACCCTTTTAAGTACTCGCTAAAAATATATATTTCGTCAATATTACCACTTTTAAAATTCAGTTGTAAAAGTAGCTTAGTATCCTTCTTTTCCGCCACGAGTTCCCCGATTTTAACCAGTATGTCATTTATTGCTTCCTTATTGTCCTTGTATTTAGTTCTCTTCTTCCCTGACACCACCAATCTAACACCTTTTTTATTGTGTAGGTCTATTGATACCTCAAGTCGCCCATACCCTACACTATCCATTAAGTATTCTATGTCTTTAATTATTCCGCTGTTAATAGAACCCATCTTTGTTAAACAATTCTTCTACTGGCAAATCTTCTACCTTTTGAGGTGCAATATAGCTTTCTTGAGGCTTTTTAAGTGATACATAATACGCTAGTGCTAATGACATCACTAAATCATCGTGTTTGCCACTTTCTGCTCTTACTGTCCAACCTGTCGCCATTTCTTTCAAAACGAATGAGTATAACTCGTCTATCGTCAACTTGTCGTATATCGTAAGTAACTTGTTGTCAATCGCATTCTTTAAGAGCGCTAATATCTCCCTCTTGCTTGATATATTCGTTTGGAACCCTACTTTCCCATTATCGCTATACACATCAAAATATATACTTTCGGGACTCCCCAACATTCGCTCAACCTCGAATATTCCTCCGCTGTTTATTTCGGGTAATATGACTACCTTGTTTCCCGTCTCGTGATACAACCTAGCTAGTATAGGTAGTATCCTATTAGTCGATATTGTCGCTATCTCCTGTGCATGATATACAAGTGGCGCATCTTTATACTTCGTTGATATAAATTGAATTGCTGTATAGTCCTTCCCCCCCATTGCCATATCATACCCAGCAACTATTCTATCCCCTCTTCTAATCTCTCTGTACTGCCTAAACATATCCACCCCCTATTGTTGGCTTAACATTCCGTAAGTGCCACTCTAACGCCTGACTATCAAAGTATGTATCCCCCGACGATATAAACGCCTCTGTGTCTGTTTCGGGATACTCCTGTTTGTACAGTCTGCCGAGTTCTTTCTTTTTAGCCTGTAAAAACTTATCACTATAAAAATCACTTGCTTTATAAAAGTGTGATTTAAAATTGCTCTCCCCCCTTTGTATACTATCCCAAAAGTCTTTGAATTTGTTGTGTCCGTTTGCTGTGGTTTCAATTATCACCCTTCCTTGTGGTGTTACCGCTTGCATTGCTCCTGCTAATATCTCATCTATTGCGGGATAAAATGCCATTTCCGACAAATGTAGATTAGTTATAGTTTTTGACCTTCCAAACTGTGAATTCTGTGCTGTGCCTATGTGATATGTGCTATTAATCGCTTCTATATATAGTTCATACTTGCTGTTGTACTTTAATAGGTCGTCTATATTAAGCCCTGTTAATTCACAATAAGACCTTAAAAAATCCTTGACCCTTTTTAATAGCCCTAGCGCATTATCCGAATTATCAGCCACGACTACATTATATGTATTT